GTGATGGCACAAGAGGAAACCCGCCTTAACCAGCGGGTGCGCAAAGCCTTTGAACAGGGTTTGACGTGGCGGCAGACGCGATAATCGGTCCGACGATCGAACAACTCCGCGCCTATTGCCCGTTCTTTGGCGGTCGCGTCGCCGGCGCCGCGGATTTCCAGTTGGGCTTGCGGAATTACAACGAAAATATGCCGCTCCCCGCCGCCTATGTCGTGCCGCTGTCGCAAGACGCCGAGCGCAACGCCAATCTGACCGGCTATTGGCAGATCGTCGAAAAGATGATCGGCGTCATCGTCGAACTGGACGCCACCCCGGACCGCCGCGGCCAGGACCCGGTGATGTCCTATGACGTCATCGAAGCCGCTCTGTTTTCCGCGCTGCTCAATTGGGAGCCGGCGCTGTGCCGGACGCCGAATAAGCAGGGCTATCAACTGTCCGGCGGGCGCTTCCTCGACCTCGATCGCGCGCGCCTGTTCTACCAGTGGGAATTCTTGCTGCCCTGGCAACTGACCGACGACGACGGCTGGCAACCGCCGGAGGGTGAAGACCTCACCGGCATTCAGGTCGACATCTACAAAGCCCCGCCATTTGAGATGACGCCCGAGCCGACCTATCCGCCGGCCGCGATCGTCGTCATTCCGACGAGCGATGCGCCTGTTGATCCCGTACTCCCGCCCGTTACGCCATTGGAGGGCTGCTGACCATGAAAGTTAAACTCGCCGAGGGCCGTTTGCTGCGCGACCCGACCACCAAAATGCACATGAAGCCGGACGTCGAGCGCGACGTGCCGGACAACAGCCCTTATTGGCGACGCCGGCTCCGCGATGGCGACGTCGTCAAGGTTGAAGCGCCGCCGCCGGACCCGCCGGAAGCGCACCATCGCCGCGCCGTGCCAAGGGAGGACTAAGCGATGGCGATCAATTTCACCTACTACCCCGATTCGAACCGGGTCCCCGGTGTCTTTGTCGAAATGGACCCGAGCCAAGCGAACAGCGGGACCGCGCTGCAACGCTCGCTCGTGCTCTGCCAGATGCTCGCGACCGGCTCAGCCGTGCCCGAGCACCCCGTCGAAATTCAATCGATGGTGCAAGTGCAGGAACTCGTCGGCCGCGGCTCGATTGGCGCGCAGATGGTGCAGAATTACTTGCTCGGCGACAATTTCGGGGATCTGTGGCTGCTGCCGTTTCTCGACAATCCGGCGGGCGAGGCGGCGACCGGCTCGATCGACTTTACCGGCAGCGCCGTCACCATCCCCGGCACGTTGAACGTCTACATTGGCGGCGTGCGGGTACAGATCGGATGCAACCTCGGCGACACCGCCGCGATCCTCGGGACCAATCTCGCCGCCGCGATCGCCGCCAATCCTGATCTGCTGGTCACCGCGGCCGACGCCGCCGGCGTCGTCACCCTGACCGCGAACCATAAGGGCCAAACCGGCGACGATATCGACATCCGGTTGAACTATCTCGGGGCGCTCGGCGGCGAATACACGCCGCAAGGGGTGACGACCGTCATCACCGCGATGGCGAACGGTACCGGCAACCCGGACATCACCGACGGCCTCGCGAACCTCTCCGATCAGACTTACGACTTCATCGTCAGCCCCTACAGCGACGCCGCCAACCTCGACGCGATGCAAGTCTTTCTGTCGGATTATCAAGGCCGCTGGTCGTGGGAGCAGATGCTCTATGGCGGGTGCTTCACCGCGTACCGCGGGACCCTCGGCCAACTGACCGCGTTCGGGAACTCGCGCAACGATCAGCACATGGCGGTGATGGGCTTTGGCGACAGCCCCGATCCCTCATGGGTCTGGGCGGCGCAGATCGGGGGCTTTTGCGCGTCGAGCCTGCGCGTCGATCCGGGCCTGCCGCTGCAATACATCACGACGTCGCTCAAAGCACCGCCGGTCGCGAGCCGCCTCGATATCGGCGAGCGCAATACCCTGCTTTACGACGGCATCTCGACCTTCCGGGTCAACGATGCCGGACAGGTCATCATCGAGCGCATGTGCACGACCTATCAGCAGAACGCCGCAGGCGCGCCCGATAACTCCTACCTCGACGTTGAAACGATGTACGGGCTCATGTTTGTGGCGCGTGACCTCGCCAACTACCTGTTGACGCGCTACGCCCGCAAAAAGCTCGTCAGCAACGCGACGCCGGTCTTGCCCGGCTCGAATTGCGTCACGCCGGCGATGATCCAAGCCTCGACCGTCGCCGAATACAAGGTGCTCGAAGCGAACGGCTACGTGCAAAACTCCGCGACCTTCGCCGCGAACATCGTCACCGAGGACGCGGGAAACGGGCTGGTGAAAATCCTCGCGCCCGTCGATCTGGTCAACCAACTGCGCCAGATCGCGATCTTGCTGCAATTCCGTAAGTCGTAAGAGGAGCCCCCGCTATGGCGAATTGCGAAAGGCTCGCCGGGATCACCGGCGTTTCGATCGATGGCACGTCCTACATGGTCGTGTCGGATGTCACTTGGTCACCCTCCAAGTGGAAGCGCGAGACCCTGGTCGGGCTCGATAGCGTGCACGGGTTCTCCGAAGTGCCGATACAGGGCTACATCGAAGCGACCTTGCGCGATAGCGGCGCGATCATGGTCGGCGACTTCAACGACATGCGATGCGTCGAAGTCCAAGTGCAATTGGCAAACGGCAAGATCGTCGCCGGCGCCAATATGTGGAACACCTCCGCGCTCGAGGTGCGCGCCGCCGAGGGGACGTTTCAGGTCCGCTTTGACGGCGTCGACGTGAGTGAACAGGCCGCGCAACAGTGAGCGGTCATTTCCCGCAGGCGGTCGCGGCGATAGCCGGCCGCGATGGTGATGATGCCGATCTGCCGCGCGTCCTCGACATCGAAATCGACCCGCCGATCGAGTGGAACGGCAAGACCTATTCGACCCTACACCTTGAGGAACCGACCGGCCGGATGATCGAAAAAGCCGAGCAGGAATTGAGCGGCGGCGCCAGTTTCGCCGCGCTGCGCAAATATCAATTCGCGCTCGTCAGCAACGCGGCCAACACGCCGCGCCCGGTCATCGAGCAAATGCGGATCAGCCAGATTCAACAGGCCGCGGATTTTTTAGGGAGCTTTATGCCCGGTGGCCTGGGAACTGGCGCGACCTGATCGCCGACCTCGCCTATTTCTGGCACTGGTCGCCGACCGACGCCTGGGCTCTGACCGGGACCGAGCTTTTGTGGTGGCTCGATCAGGCCAATCGGATCATCGCCCGCCAAAACGCCGCCATGCAGCAGGACGATTGAGTGGCCGGGTATAGCGTCACCTATACCGTCATCGATCAGGCGACGGCGCAGATCAACGCCATCAACAGGCGTATTCAGCAACTCCGCGCGCCGCTCGAAGCGCAGGCCAAGGCGATGACAAAATTTGTCAACGTCTCGGGCCTAAAGGCGATGTCGGATGGGTTTAAGGGCATCGCCGAGAGCGCGACCTCCGCGGTCCGCGCGGTCGGCGCCTTGACGCCGGCGATGGGCGCCCTCACCGGGGGCTCGATCGTCTACGGCCTCGCCAAGCTGACCACCGATTTTGCCGATTGGAACCGGCAACTTGAAACGACCGCGTCGTTGCTCGATTCGACACCGCAAAAGCTGAGCGGGGTCGAGCAGGCCGCGCGCTCGATCGGTGTTGCCGCGAAGACCGCGGAGGACGCGCTCGAAGGGCTGCGCCGCGCCCAATACGAAGCCACGCTCGGGCTCAACCCGCAGGCGGCAGCGCAATTCGCCCGGATGAATGTCCCGCTGGTCGACGCCAACAAGAATTTCCGCGACGTGCTCGACGTGCAAGGCGACGTGCTGCGGTATTTCGACAAGCTTCCGGTGGGCCTCGACCGTGCCGCCGCTGCGGCCCGCCTGCTGTCGCCGGCGCTCGCCGAGATTTACAACGAGTTCAAAGCCTCGGGTCTGACGGTCGATCAATACCTCGACCGCCAACGACGGATGCAAACCCTCTCAGAGCAGAACCGCCAGAATTTCGAGCACTACCGCGAGGCGATCGACGGGCTCAATTCGGCATTTTACGATCTTGGCGTGAAGGTCGCGGGCTCCCTGGCGCCGGCGCTAACCCCGCTCATCCAACAACTGACCACCTGGGTCGAGGCCCACCAGCCCGAGCTTATCGCTGGGATGCAAACCTTTGTGCGCGGTATGGTCACCGGCTTTACATGGATCGGCAGTCACCTCGACACGATCAAAACCACCGCGGAGGTTATCGCGGTGCTTTGGGGGGTGAAATGGGTCGCCTCGATCGTGCAAGCCGGTGTCGCGCTGTCGGCGTTCGTGGGGAGCCCGGCCTTTGTCGCGCTCGCCTCGCTTGCCGCCACGATCTACGCGATTAAGACGCTAGGAGCGCAGGGCACGGGCAAAGAGGGGTCGTGGACCGCGCCCAATAGCCCGAACCGCTTCGCCGATCCATCGATGCCGTTTGGCGCGCCAGCCCCGGAGGCGCTGTTGCCGCCCGCCGCGGCGACGCCGACGCCCGCACCAACCCCGGCGCCCGCGACGCCCGCACCAACGGCGCCCGCGACGCCCGGACCGAGCAGCGCGACCGGAACCGAGGGCGGGGCGCCTGCCGCGTTCAAGCAGGCGATCGAGAACGTCGAAAGCCCCGGCGGCAAATACAACAACGAACCGCAGCCCGGTCACTCGGCGACGGGTCCGCGGCAGATGATGCCCGACACCTTCGCCGCCAACGCGCTACCCGGCGAGCGGATCGACAACCCGGCGGACAATCGCCGCGTGTCCGACCGCCTGATCGACTCGCTTTGGAAAAAGTACAACGGCGATCCGCAAAAGGTCGCCTATGCCTACGCCAACGGTTCGCTGTCATCGCCCGATCGCAACCCCGGCTATGTGCCGAAGCTGATGGGCGAATATCAGAAACAACAGACGCTTTTGCCGGGGCCGGACGGCGTCGCGCCAAGACCGCCAAACACCCCGGGCGGGGGTGGCGCCGCGCCGATCGTCGATCAGATGGTCGCGCTCGCCGGTAGCCGCGGAAAGGACGTGCGCGAGTTCCTGCGCGATCCGCACGGCAAGATCGCCCGCGATCCCGACCTCGGCCTGTGGTGCGCCGAATTCACCAACGCCTATTTGCAGCATGTCGGCGTGCCGGGGACCGGAAGTCTGATGGCGCGCTCCTTTGCCGATTGGGGTCATCAGGTCGCGCTCGATCAGGTGCAGAAAGGCGACGTGCTGCTGAATAAGAACCTTGAACACGTCGGCGTCGCGACCGGCCGCACCCGGATGAATAACGGCAATCTCGAGGTCGAGGAGATATCGTCGAACTCGATCGGTCCCGGCGGTGAACTGCTCAACATCCCCGGCACCCGCTGGCGCAGCGATGTCAACGCGCGCCGATCGGATGAACTCGCCAAACTGCAAGCACGTGGGCCGGTCGGTGTCATGGCCTCCGGTTCGCCGGCATCGGGCAGCGTCGACGTGACGGTGACGCATAAACACGCGCCGGCCGGCGTCGAGGTCACCTCGACCGCGAGTGGATCGGGGCTCAAGCTCGGTGCGCCGCGCGTCGAGCACCAGCAATTCGGTCAGATATGAGCGCCGCGCCGCCGATCAATCCGGTCGGGACCGTCTCGCAATCGCCGATCGACACGTCCGCCGCGTCGTGGCTGGGCGGGACGTGGTGGCAACAACTGCAACCGGGATCCTGGCGCGGTCTCCCGTTTGTGATGGATACGACGCCGACCAAGGCCGGGCGCCGGGTCGCGGTCCACGAGTACCCCTATCGCGACACGGTTTGGCCGGAAGACCTCGGCAAGCTGCCGCGCCGCTATCAGGTCGCGGCCTTTCTCGTCGGCGATGATTGCTACCAGCAGAAGACCGCGATGATCGCCGCCTGCGAACAGGCCGGCGCCGGAACGCTGGTGCATCCGATCCTCGGCTCGCTGCAGGTCGTGCTGATCGACTTCACCACGACCGACCGCCGCGATCGCGGGCGCTATGTCGAGGTCGAATTCGATTTTATCGACGCCGGCGCAACCTTGCTGCCCTCGACCACGATGGCGACCGGGCAAGGAGTCGCCAACGCCGCGAGCGCGCTCAACAACGCGTCGGCCGTGTCGCTGTCGAACAGCCTCGCCGGTCTGTCGCCGGTGCCGACCGCGCCGACGCAGTTCATCAACAACTTTGCCAATCTCGCGGTGAATGCCGTCAACGATCCGGCCCGCGCGTTGAGCGCCGTCGTCGGCCTGGCCGGTCTTTACGGTCGCTATGCCACCGGACGGCTGTCGACGCTGCAACCCGCCGGCACGACCGTTGCCGACGCCCTCTTGACCAGCATCAACACGCGTCAAGCCGTGCTCGACGCGGCAAACGGGCTAATCGCCGCGGCGGGGGGCTTGTAGGGCACATGAGCGCCGCGAGTGATGTCTTTGCCGCCGCCGGGGTTACCCTGACCACCGCGCTCGCGGAGGCGACCACTGATCCGGCCGACGCGATCCGCTTGCTCTTGCCGCTCTGTACGATCGAGCCCGTCGAGACCTTCGGTTCGGGACCGCTCGCTCATACGATCCTGCAATGGCGCACCGCGCTCGCCTCAAATCTGCATTGCGCCGCGCTCGCCGCGCTCGCGACCGCGTCCGCCGCCTATCAGCCGGTGAGCTATCAGGACGCGCTATCGCTGCGCTCGACCGTCTGCGCCGCGATCGATGCCGAGGCGACAATCGCCGCCGACGCCGGGGACGATGCGACCTATCAGGCGTTGCGGGCCTTGCGCGCTGCCGTCGCGCTCGATCTTTCGATGCGTGGCGCGAATCTGCCGGTGCTCGTCGAGGTGACGACCCAGGTCTCGATGCCGTCGCTCGTCGAAGCCTTCGCGCTCTATCAGGACACCAGCCGCGAGCCCTCGCTTGTCGCCTCGGCCGACCCGCCGCATCCGCTGTTCCTGCCGCTGTCGTTTCCGGCGCTGTCGCGATGACCGACACGATCGACCTCCCCGACGTCAACGTGACCGCCAAGGCGCCGACGCCGACCGCGGACCCGGTCCCCGCCGCCAACAACCCGACCGCCTCGACGACCTATCAGCCGCAATCGCCGGTGGGGGGCGACGACCTCACCCTGACGATCGGCAACATGAGTTGGTCCGGCTGGCAGCGCGTGCAGCTTATGCGGTCGATGGACACGATCCCGGCAAACTTCGCGATCGAACTCACCGAGAAATACCCCAACGCCGCGGATATCGACATCAAGCCGGGGGCCGCCTGCACCGTGAAACTCGGCGGGGACCTCGTGCTGACCGGATGGATCGACCGTTACGAGGCGTCGATCAGCGCCACCGAGCATAGCGTGCACGTCAGCGGGCGCAGCCTGACCGCGGACCTCGTCGACTGTGCCGCCTTTGTTGGCGATCAGGCGCCGGACAAAGAGCAATATTCGCTGAGCGGCACGACGACCTCGATCATCACCCAACTGGCGAAGGCTTACGGGATCAAGGTCACCTCGCAGGCCGGCGACGGGCCGACCGTGCCGAATTTCAATATCAACCTCGGCGAGACCTCGTGGGAGATTATCGACCGCCTCACCAAAATCGCGCAGATGGTCGCTTACGACATGCCGGATGGGTCGCTCATGCTGGCCCAAGCCGGAAACGAGGCGATGGCGTCCGGCTTCGTGCAGGGCGTCAACGTCGAGCGCGCCGACGTCGCTTTTACGATGGATCAGCGGTTCTCGGTCTATGAGGGTTTCGGGACCTCGACCGCGATCATGATGGCGGGGAGCGGCGGAACGCAGCCGCCCTCGGCGATCGCCAAGGACCCCGACGTGCCGCGTTTCCGCAAACGCATCATCGTCTCGCAACAGGTCGACGCCAGCGGGTCGCTCCTGCCAAAACAGGTCAATTGGGAGGCCGCTCGCCGCGCCGGCCGCAGCCTCGCCGTCACCGTGCTGTGCGATAGCTGGCGCGACACCTCAAATAATCTCTGGGCGCCCAATCACCTCGCGCCGGTCTCGATCGCCGCGGTCAAAATCCCGAGCGTGTCGTGGGTCATCGGCCAAGTGACCTACATCAAAAACGAGCAGGGCCGTCATGCGCTGCTGCTGTTGATGCCGGCGACCGCGTTCCTGCCCGAACCGCTTTCGGCGCTCGGCGCCTATCCGATGGCCGCGGATGCCGGGATCGGCGCCAACAACCCGACCGCGCCGGCGCCCGCCGACAACCCGACCGGGACGCCCTCGACCTCGACCGGAACCGGGACCAAGGTCGGGGGCGGCTGATGCAGGAGCTACAAAGCCAAATCGACCGGCTGACCCGCCGAATCCTGATGATGGTCACGCCGGTTCGCATCACCACCACCGACGACACCGGGCTGATCCACACGGCCCAGGTCGGCGTGTCGAACACCCCGGAAATTCTCGATAAGGTCCCCGTCGCGCATTATTACGGGTTCCACGCGAACGTGCCGCCGGACACCGACGCGATCGCGATCTTTGGGTTTGGCAACCGCGCTAATCCGATGATCGTCGGCCACAACAACACGCAATATCGACCGAAAAACTACAAAGCCGGCGAGGTCTCGCTCTACAGCATGTGGGGCGACTCGGTGAAACTCGGCGAGAACAACACGCTGACGCTCTCGACCAAAACGAGCCAGATCACCGGGTCCGATACCGCGACGATGACCGGCACCAATGTCGCCAACGTCGACTCAAATTCGGTCGTCAACATCAACGCGCCGACGATCAATCTCAACGGTAAGGTCAACGGCGCGCTGGTCGACGCGCTCGAAGCGCGGATCGCCGAACTCGAAACCCGCCTGCTTGCGGTCGAGGCCCGCGGTGCCTGACGCATCGTGGATCGAGGATGACGGGCTGTGGCTCCCCGTGGCGCCGGACCCGCTGCCGCCGGCCAATTGCCAGGGCGATATCTACATCCTGTGGGACAACACGCAGGCGCAAGGCGACTGGACCCTTGCCGATGGCGATCTGCAAACCGGCCAGGACCTCGAAACCGCCTGCCTCGTGTCGCTGTTTTCCGACGCGCTCGCGACGCCCGATTTTGTGCCGACCGATGGCACCACCGATCGCCGCGGCTGGTGGGCCGACTATTACGCGACCTCGCCGCTCGGTTCGAACCTCTGGCAACTCGACCGCGCCAAGGCGACCCGCGGCAATCTCGGGCTCGCGCAAAGAACCGCACAAAACTGCCTGCAATGGCTGATCGATGACGGGCTCGCCTCGACGATCCTCGTCAACACGCAATGGATCACCTCGACCATGATGGGCATCGCGATCGCCATCACCAAACCGGACGGGACCGAAACCCGGTTCATGTTTGGTTGGGCCTGGGACAACCTCGCCGCGCTCCGCTCGCCGGTCCGCATGATCGCGCCTTTCGGCTGATATGCCCTATCCCCGCCCGTCACTGACCGCGCTGCGCAACCAGTCGGTTCAAGACATCACGACGTCCGGCGTGCCCGGTCTCACCGGGCTGTTGCGCAATGCCGTCCTGCGCGTGCTCGCCTGGGTGATGGCCGGGCTCGCCTATTCGGTCTACGGCTACGCCGATTGGATTGCCCGCATGGGCGTGCCGTTCACCGCGCAGGACGAGTACCTATACGCCTGGGCCGCGCTGATCGGGATCTATCCCGAACCGGCGACGGCGAGCACCGGCACCGCGCAATTCCTCGGCAATCCCGGCTTGCCGATCGCCGCCGGAACGCCGCTCACCCTTGAAGACGGCACCCCGTTCCAGACCACCGGCGACGGTACGGTCGACGTCACCGGCCAGGTCACCGTAGCGATCGCGGCCGAGGTCAACGGCGCGTTTACCAATTGCCCCGCCGGAACGATCATTCGCATCGCAACGCCGATCCCCGGCATCAACTCGAACGGCACGACCGGGCTTTGCACCGGCGGCGCCGACGCCGAGACAAACGACGCGCTGCGCACCCGGATGTTGTTCAAGTACCGCCAGCCGCCGCAGGGCGGCGCGACCGCGGACTATGTCGAATGGGCAACGGAGGTCCCCGGGTGTACCCGCGCCTGGGCGGTGCCGAACGGCGCCGGCGCCGGGACCGTCGTCGTCTATCCGATGTTCGACGATGCCGAGGCCGCGTTTGGCGGGTTCCCGCAGGGGACCGATGGCGTCGCCACCGACGAGCCCCGTGCAGCGCCGGCGACCGGCGATCAACTTGCCGTCGCCGATCACATTTACCCGGTGCAGCCGGTCAACGCGCTGGTCTACGTCGTCGCCGCGGTGCCGTTCCCTGTCGACGTCACCCTCGAAGCCCTCGACCCGAACACCCTCGACATGCAGGCGCAGATCACCGCCGCGCTCAACGATATCTTTCTGGCGATCGGCTCGCCCGGCGGCTGGGTTTGGCCCTCCGATCTTTACGAGGCGATCCTCGCGACGCCGGGGATCAACCATTTTGATATCGATGCGCCGGCCGACCCGATCCAAGCGCCGGCGGGCAATTTGCCGGTCCTCGGCACCCTTACCTGTCCGCCGATCCCGCCACCCGCACCGGCCCCGAACGGTTGAGTGTACCCGTACCCGCCACCGACCAATTCACCCGAGGATTACCTCGCGCAGTTCCAAAAGCTGTTGCCGCGTGGGCGCGTGTGGCATCGCGGCTGGGGCTGGGTGCAGGATGCCGACCTCCTTACCCTCATGCCGACCTGGGCACGGCTACAAACCGCGCTCAACGGGCTTATCGGTGCAATCTTCCCCTGCACCCCGTCGCCGGCGATGCTGCCCGAGTGGGAGGCGACCCTTGGGCTCCCCGATCCCTGCATCGGGCCATTGTCGACGATCCAAGCCCGCCAATTGGCGGTTTGCGCCAAATTCGTTGGCCGCGGCGGACAATCGGCGAGCTACTTCGTGCGCCTCGCCAACAGCCTGGGTTACGACGCCGAGGTGGTGCAATTCGCGCCGTTCCGCTGCGGCATCAACACGTGCGGTCAGCCGCTCTATGGCGAGGATTGGGCCTATGCGTGGTCGATCGTCGTGCACCCGACCTCGATCATCTATTTCAGCACCGGCGTCTCGGCCTGCGGCGAACCGCTGCGCGATTGGGGCGACAAAATCCTCGAATGCCTCATCCACGAATACGCGCCCGCGCACACGATTCCGATCTTCCAATACGCGTTGACCGAGTCGGTTTGGGATAGCGACCTCGTGCCGGTGAGCATCTGGGACGACGGCGCGAGCATTTGGGATGAAGGGGCGATAGTGCCGCTATGACCTCGCAAATCGATCCGACCGTCCCCGTCGCGGGCAATCCGACCACCGCCAGCGTGCGGGCTAATTTCCTGACCGCTCAGGGCGAGATAACCGCGCTGCAAAACAAGACCAACGCCGCGCCGTTTCTGCCGCTCGCGGGTGGCGCGATGACCGGGCCGATGTACCTCGCCAACGACCCGACCGATCCGCGGATGCCTGCGACGAAAGCCTATGTCGACGCCGGGGGCGGCGGGGGCGGTGGCGGCATCCCCGAAGCGCCCGCCGACGATACGCTCTACGGTCGCTTGAATGGCGCTTGGTCACAGGCCGCGGCGCTTGCCGACATCACCGCCGCGATTGCCGCGCTGCCGGCGGCGACCGAAACCGTCTCGGGCCTCATCCAAATCGCGACGACCGCCGAGGTCACCGCCGGGACCGACGATACCGCCGCGGTGACTGCGCTCAAGCTCGCGGCGAAACTCGCGACCGCGACCGCTTCCTATCTGCCGCTGGTCGGCGGCACGCTGACCGGCAATCTCACCATCGCGCCGACACCCGCCGCCTCGTCGCCGACGCTCATCCTCAACAAGCCGGACGCGAACGGCGCGAACCTTATCGCGGGTCAACAGGCCGGCGCGCTGTTGTGGTCGATCGCGCTCGGCGGCAGCACCGGCGCCAACAACTTCGTGATCCACCGCCAGACCGGTGTTGCCGCCGGCGATGCGCTGACGATCGAGCAGGCCAACCCGTTTATCAATTTCGCCGGCTTCGTCAGCATCGGGCCGCAAAGCAACAACACGCCGCAGATGCCAATGATCGCCGGACCGAGCGCCAACCCGCCGGCGGCGCAAGACGGCTTTGTGCTCGCCGCGCGCCGGACGATCGCGCCGGCATCGAGCGGCGCTTATTACGATGGCGCGATCATCGTGTTGCACGGACCGTTCGCCAGCGGGAACCCCGGCGGCGTCGATATCGTCGTCGGGACGCAAGCGGCGGGCTATGGGGGCGCGGTCACGATCAACAGCAGCGGCGCGGTGACGCTGCCATCCTCGCTCTTTGTCCAAGGAACGGGCGGGTTGACGGTCACCAACAACGCGCAAGTCAACGGCTCAATGGTCGTCGCCGGCACCTTGACCGTCCAAG